GGGTATAGTGCTGCACCTGGGGGACCATGACCCGAGCGGTATAGATATGACCAGGGACAACAGTGACCGGCTGGATCTGCTCTCACGTTACTCGGGAGTGGTGGTCCGCAGGCTCGCTCTGAACTATGACCAGATCGAAGAGTACAATCCTCCACCTAACCCTGCAAAGATGACGGACTCTCGCTTCGAGGGTTACAGCATCAAGTACGGTGACAGCTCGTGGGAGCTTGACGCTCTGGAGCCCCGCGTGATTCGGGATCTCATCGAGGAGGAGGTACTAAAGCTCAGAGATGAACGTCTCTGGAACGAAGCTGTGAAGAAACAGGAAGAGGAGCGCGAGCAGCTCAACTCATTCATAGAGACCCTCGAATAAAGGAGGTGTGTCATGGCCGAGGAAGAGGTAGTGCTGTGCCAGCACTGCGATACGAAGATGGAGGTAGTAGAGAAGGGCGAGAACTACGTCTTTAGACACTGCCCTAACTGCATCTCTCTCGAAGATGCGAAGAAGGAGATCAATGACTTCAAGGATCTTCGAGGTCACAATTAACGAGCGAGAGCTCACAACTAAAAGGAGGAAGCTGTAATGCCTAAGAAGGAGAAAGAGTACAGGGTACCGAAGCGGTTAGGCACCTGCGCCGACAAGCTCTACGAGTTCAAACAGGAACGCCTGGCTGCTCAGAAGATCGTGGATGAGATGAAGAAGCGGGAGAACGCGATCATCGAGCACGTCATTGCCACTCTGCCGAAGTCGGACGCCTCGGGTGTGTCTGGTAAGGTTGCCCGCGTCATGGTAACGACGAAGGAAGTCCCGACGATTAAGGACTTCAAGAAACTCCAGGCGCACATCAAGAGGACCGGCAACTTCGATCTTCTCCAGCGCAGGCTCAACGCAGCTGCGGTCAATGAGAGGTGGGACGTCAACAAAAACGTACCTGGTGTCGAAGCCTTTACGAAGGTAGGGGTATCACTCACTAAGGTATAAACCGAGTTACCAGGGGTGCGTACATACGTTGGCTGAGAGACGATACCTACATAGCGTAGTGATGCCAAAAAGCAAGGGGAAGCGAATCGCTTTTGCGTCGGAACCTTGCCAACTGTCTCACCACCCCTGGTAACATAACTCTAAAGTAAGGAGGTAGAAACGTGGCTAAGAAAGATTCAATCGCAGTATGGGAAAAGCAAATGGCCGAGCAAGCCGAAGTTGCCGCGAAGATGGAAGCGGGAGTCGGCGGTGGTCAGTTCTTCAAGCTGCAGGGAGGTACGCTTTCCTTCGGCGGCGCGCCCATGCCCGACAATCGCATGGCCGTCATAATTCTCGGATCCATTCTGGAGAACGTGCATTACGAGGGAGCCTACGATCCCGAGAGCAACACCGGTCCCGACTGTTTTGCTTTCGGTACCACCGAAGAGGAGATGATCCCGCACAAGGACGTGGTGGATCCGGTTCACCCGACCTGTACTGGTTGTCCTAACAATCAGTGGGGGACCGCTGACAGGGGTAAGGGTAAAGCCTGCCGTAACACCAGGCGCCTCGCCGTCATACCTGCCGGGATCCTCGATAAAGCCGGGGATTTCGAGGCGTTTGAGAACGCCGGGGATCTTGAGTCGGAGCCCATCGCTTACTTGAAGCTCCCTATCACTTCGGTACGCGGCTACGCTACGATGGTAAAGCAGGTGGCCGGTGTGTTCAAGCGCCCGCCTCACGGTGTCTTCACGAAGGTTGAAGTAATACCGGACGAGAAGACGCAGTTCAAGGTTGTCTTCGAGACTCTGGGCAAGGTGCCTAATAAGCTCCTGTCCCTCGTCATGGAGCGTCACGCTGAGGCCGTGGAAGCCATTGACTTCCCGTACACTCCCCCGGACGATGACGATGTGAAGCCCCAGAAGCGGAAGAAGAACGTGAAGAAGGCCGCAGCGAAGAAGCCTGCGAGGAAGGCCAGAAGGAAGTTCTAAACCATGACAAAGCGCCAGAAGAAAAAGTCAGCTCCGAACTCAGTCCTGCATACCTGGAAGGCATTGAACCAGGCTATGCAGACTGCGAGAGAAGATCTCTGTCACGAGCTTCTCAATGAGGAGCTGACTGGGCGCAGACGGAAACGGTTTTTGATGCGCATCCAAAGTAGGTTGAACAGATTGGAGGGCGCGGCTGCACTTAAAGAAGTTGCAGCGAAGGCTATCACATGAGGATGCCCCGCCCTACAACTATCGACTTTGAGACCAAAGGTATCAAAGGCCGTCCTGATTATCCACCTAAGCCGGTAGGCGTGGCCATTAAGAAGTGGGGACGCCCCGCTCGCTATTACGCCTGGGCTCACCCTACCGGCAATAACTGTACAAAGCGTGAAGCAGTGAAAGCCTTGAAGGAGGTCTGGAAGACTCCTGACGGGCTGCTGTTTCACAATAGTAAGTTTGACGCGGACGTAGCCGAGGAGCACATGGGTATGAAGCGCCTCCCGTGGGACCGCTATCACGACTCCGTGTTCATGCTCTTCCTCGACGATCCTCACAGCATGGATCTCGGCCTCAAGCCCTCAGCTGAGTGGGTACTGGGCTGGCCAGCAGAGGAGCAGGAAGAGGTTAAGGATTGGCTGCTGGAACATCAGCCTGTTCCGGGTGTCAAGATCTCGAAGGGTAAAACATCCGAGCATTACTGGGCGGCGTATATTTCCGAAGCACCAGGCGGGCTCGTAGGCAAGTATGCTATCGGTGACGTTGACCGTGCAGCTGCGCTCTTCGAGACTCTATGGAAAGACACTTGTAAGAGGGGGATGCTCCAGGCATATAACAGAGAGCGCGAGCTAATGCCGATACTCCTGGAGAACGAGCGCCAGGGCGTGCGGATAGCAGTGAACCGGCTCCGCAAAGATGTGAAGGAGTACTCCGCACTCAAGGCGAAGATCGAGGTCTGGATACGCCGTCAGCTGAACATAGGAGAGGAGGTCAACCTGGACTCCGGTACGCAGGTAGTCGAGGCTATGGCTGCTGCAGGTAAGCTGGACCTAGATCTCCTCGGGGTGACTCCGACTGGGAAGCTCAAGTCGGATAAGGAGTCATTGAAGGTGGCCGTGAAGGATCCCATACTGGCCACTGTGCTGCGCTACAGGACGCAGCTCAACACGTGCCTCAACACCTTTATGAAGCCGTGGCTTAGGACAGCTGAGCAGACGGGCGGGATCATCCACACGTGGTGGAACCAGGCGAAGATCTACGGGGAGGATAGCAAGAGCAGGGGTGCCAGGACTGGCAGGCTCTCATCGAGTCCGAACTTCCAGAACATCCCTAATCCCTTCTCTGTAGACTTCACGGGGATGAAGCACGTGTACCTCATACGATCCCTTCCACCGCTGCCGAAGGTCAGAGGGTATATCATACCGTGGGAGAAGGGCCACGTGCTCATTGACAGGGACTACAGCCAGCAAGAGCTGAGGATCCTCGGCCACTATGAAGACGCTCGACTCCTCAAGACGTACCTCGACGATCCGTGGATAGATCTCCACGACTTCGCGCGGGATATGATTAACTCCATGCTCCACCGGAACTTCAAGCGTAAGCCTATTAAGAACACCGCCTTCGGGTTGATCTATGGCATGGGCGTGGGGCTCCTGGCAAAGAACTCTAACACGACGGTAGCTGAGGCGCGGGAAGTGAAGAACGCATACCTCGCTCTGTTCCCAGGTATCAAAGAGATGTACGCAGAGATGAAGGATCTCGCGAAGACGGACAAGCCCCTGCGCACCTGGGGAGGCCGAGAGTATTACTGCGAGGACTCGAAGCTGATAGACGGCAGGATGGTGGACTTCGATTACAAAATGATTAACGTCCTGATTCAAGGATCCGCAGCTGACTGTACGAAGCAGGCTCTCATCAACTATGACGCTATCAGGAAGCATCACCACAAGTTCTACCTCACAGTGCATGACGAGTTCCTCTCCAGCGTTCCGAGGAGCGAGATGAAGAGGGCAATGCAGGATATGAAAGAAGCGATGGAAGACGTTCACTTTGACATTCCGATGTTGAGTGAGGGTACGTGGTCCAGTAAGAACTGGACGAGCATGAAGGACTACGACAAAAAGGGGGTACTGAAATATGACGCCGCAGCCTAAAGCACAGAGGATCTTAGCCTGGTCCTACTCACGTCTCAGTACGTACATAAAGTGTGCGCTACTCGCGAAGCTCAAGTTCATTGAGAAGCGCCAGGAGCCGAAGAACAAATTCATGGAGCATGGTATTGAAGTCCACGATAAAGCCGAGGGCTACGTGAAGGGACGTATCAAGAGATTACCGAAATGCCTGGCTCGTTTTAGAGAAGAGTTCAAGCTGCTGAAAACGAGGCTCGTGGAAGTTGAGCTGGAGCTCGCTTTCGACAAGGACTGGAAGCTCGTGAGCTGGTTCGCGAAGGATGTCTACGTCCGGGTGAAGATGGACGTCGTTCACACCATCGACTTTCTCCGGGACAAGACTATATTTATCATCGACTATAAAACGGGGAAGGTACGCGAGGAGCAGGACAAAGAGCAGGGGGAGCTCTACGCTATAGGAGCTTTCTTAAAGAACCCCGCAGCTGAGTGGGTACAGGCTGACTTCTGGTATCTCGACGAGGGAGTGATAACCTCGGAAACCTATACTCGTAGCCAGCTCAAAAAGCTCCAGGCGAAGTGGAAGAAGAAGGCCAGGCCGTTGCTCAATGACAGGATCTTCGCGCCGAAGCCGGGGAACCATTGCCGGTGGTGCCACTTCCGCAAAGATAATGGTGGACCCTGTGAGTATTAACGTCACTCTGGATCTCTGCGGGTTCAAGAGGGAATTGGTGATCCACGCTAACACGCCTCCACGGATCTTTCAGATCGGGCTGCACGATAACGATCCTCTGCACTCAGTCCCGACGCTCGGCAACCTGGAGCCGAGGCTAATGCGGTACTACAAGCTGACGTTTGAGTACATTGGTAACAACACCTACCGGTGCAAGGATTTTCAAACAGTGAAGGAAGCGGTAAAGTTTCAATGCGAATACTAGAAACTCATATCGAGAGGAAGGTGTGCTACGACGCACAGACGAAGCTCGGGATCCGCAGCATTAAGCTGACTCCTGCAGGACAGACGGCGTATAATGACCGAGTGTTCTGGATCCCAGGAGGTAGGCCGCTGCTGATCGAGTTTAAACTGCCGGGGAAAGAACCGGAGCCGAAGCAGGAGTACATCCACGATATGCTCATAGATCTCGGTTACAACGTACAGGTGCATGATGACTATGACGAAGCTATGCAGGCAATCCGCGAAGCCGTGGAAGCCTCACAAGTATCAGACAAAGGCCGTTAAATTTCTGCTGGAGCACGCCTGCGCTGCGCTGTTCCTGGACCCCGGACTCGGGAAGACGTCGATCACGCTGGCCGCGATCAAGTATCTAAAGTCGAGGGGGATCATCAATAAGGTTCTCGTAGTCGCGCCGCTGCGCGTGTGCCACGAGGTGTGGCCAGTGGAGGTAGAGGAGTGGAAGGACTTCAACGGGCTCAACATCACTGTGCTGCACGGACCGACTAAGGATAAGGATCTCTACCGCAGCAATAAGACGGATGTCTTCGTCATCAATCCCGAAGGTCTGGACTGGCTGCTCGACACTGTGAAGACGAAGAACTCACGGGGCAAAGTAATGGCGCACGTGAACGTCAATAAGTTTAAGAAGCTGGGCTTCGATACGTTGGTGATCGACGAGCTCAGTAAGTTCAAGCACCCAGGCACCGGCAGGTTCAAGGCTCTGAAACACGTACTCCCTACCTTCCAGCGGCGCTGGGGATTGACGGGTACTCCCATGCCTAACGGCCTGCTGGATCTCTTCGGCCAGGTCTTCGTACTGGATCTCGGCAACGCGCTCGGGCGCTACATCACTCACTACCGGAGTGAGTACTTCGAGCAGAAGGATTTCATGGGCTACGTCTGGGAGCCCCGAGAAGGAGCAGAGCAGGAGATCTACGAAGCACTGCACCCCCTGGCACTCCGCATGTCAGCTGAGGACTACCTTGACATGCCTAAGCTCATCAATAATAACATCTTCGTTGAGCTGCCGAAGAAGGCGTACAAGGTCTACGACCAGGTGGAGCAGGATCTCTTCTCTCGCGTGCAGGACAGGACCATAGTAGCAGCCAACGCAGCTGCAGCGTCCACGAAGTGCAGGCAGGTAGCGAATGGTGCAGTGTACCTGGACGCGGAGATCAAGGCTCTGGTGAAAGCTCAGTCGTTCCGCGAGTACGCCGAGCTCCACACGGAGAAGACGAAGGCGCTGCTGGATCTTATAAGTGAGCTTCAGGGCGCGCAGCTCCTAGTGGCCTACGAGTTCGAGCACGACCTTGACCGGTTACAGGAAGCCCTCGGGTATGACGTGCCGTTCATAGGTGGTGGAGTAAACCGGAAGGAGACGTCGAGGATCATCAAGGCGTGGAACTCTAGTAAGATCCCAGTGCTGCTGGCACATCCTAAAGCTGCTGGTCACGGACTTAATCTACAAACTGGAGGGTGTCACCACGTGTGCTGGTACTCTATACCGTGGGACTACGAGCTCTACGATCAGCTTATCAGGAGAGTGTACCGGCAGGGGAATAAATCTGACCGCGTGTTCATCTATCACATTCTCTCGCGGGGAACCATAGACGAAACTATAATGCTCGCGCTGCACGGTAAGGAGCGGAGCCAGAAGGCTCTCTTCACTGCGCTCAAGGAACTCCGTGCGAAGCGGCTGAAAGGAGGTTGAGTAAATGGAGTGGAGAGATGTAAGACTTTTAGAAGTGGGGCTTAATCGCATCGTAGTAGCTTTAGTATTCATAGGGCTGTCAATTATATCATTAGCTATTACTATTGCAATTAAGTAAGGAGGTTAAAAGTGGCGCGATCTAAATGGAGTATAGCCTGCCTGGAGGAGAGGTTGAAGCCGTCGAAAGATCTCAAGCACGCTATTGATCTGAGCGGCTGGGAGTTCTTCCCTGTAGTGGGCGTGACAGCTAAGCAATTTGTCGATACTGTTGCGAAGTACGAGTGCGAGGCAAAGTTTATCCAGGTGAGGGGTAGCATAGTGCAATATCAGATCCACGGGAGCTGGAGCAAGAACTGTTACATAGACTTCGGTATAGATCTCGGGATCCTCAATGTGTTAAAGGGCAAGCGCCCGCAGCAGCTCACGTATATTCGTAGTGAGTTCGTAAACTGGATTGGTCAATTAGAGAGATCCAAAAGGGTAGCTGAGAAGTGCAGAAAATTGAGCTAGACAACGGGTGCATCATACTGATACCTACCGATGAGTTTGCAAAGCTGTGCCTTGAGAAGCACGGCCAGAATAATGCCCCGTCGATTAGAGAGGATCTGACCACATTACTAACCCCTAAAAAGAAGGAGGATAGCCATGCCAGGACCGGAAGAGAAGGACAGGACAGAAGAAGAGGAGAAGGGCCAGGAGAAAAGTTCATCTATCGAAAAGGGCGCGGAAACTTCTCCGCACGAAAGCTCTTCCGAAGTTGGTGGAGCTGAGGGTGAAGGAGCAGCAGAAGGGGAGGGCGAGATCAAGGACTTCGGTGAAGCGGCGCGTGAGCAGGCAGAGGAGGCCGAAAAGACCGAGGGCTCAGAAGAGGAAGCTACTACTCCGGGCAAGACCGAAGGAGGAGATACACCTACCGGAGATCCCAGCGCCGAGACTCCTCAGCCAGCAGCAGGGGATGAGAAGGAGAACCCCGAGAAGGAGCCCGAGACAACGGATCTCGTAGTACTCCAGAAGGTTGAAGGGTTGAATGGGATCCGCATCCATTCTCTCGAAGGGCTTACGATCCACGAAGTGCGGGGGATCCTCAAGGAAGCAGACTCCATGTGTGAGGCTACTACAATCAGCGGAACCATTATGAAAATGTTCAAGATGCCGATGGGCGCACCGCCTGCTGGCAAGAATCAAAAAGGATTTAGAGGTTACAAAGGAGGGAAAGGGCGCAGGGACGGTCACTAGCGCCTGGGCGGGTACTTCCCTCCCCACTGTAGAACGCGTCTCTTATTCCACCCGTGGAGCTTGCCCTTACGGACCTCTGCGGGTGGAAATTTTTGTGGAGTCTTCGCTACGAAGATCCTAGTCCTGCCAGGTAAAGCCATTAAGCCCAGAGCAACAATGCGCCCAGGTATGTGAGGACCGCCGACGTCGGGAGTCTTCGCCGTGAAGGTGTACTTCTTACCTGGTACAGCAGCAGGATGTAGGTGTGTGCGTATCATTACACTACGACAAAAGTATCACCGTTGACCGGCGCAGTTGTTATGGCCGTGAAGGTGAGCTTCCCTCCAGATACGGTAGTTCCCGTTATGTCAGTAGCCTGCCCTCGCAGCGCCGGTGTCACGGTATCCTCAGCGAAGATTAAGATCCTGCCGTTCAGCTGGTCAGCCACGAAGATCGTGAGATCCGTAGTCATCTCCGTAGTGGAGAGCGTACCGGCAGCAGCCGCGCCCTTCTTAATGGTAGCTGCGGATCTTGCTTGATTGGCCATGACCTCATTGAGAGATCCAGCAGTCGGAGATCCCGGTATCGCAGTGTCGAGCGCGAGATCCACCTGGTCATTAACGTCGGAAGCTGAGAGGTCATTGAGCCCGAGGAGCCCCGCGCCCTTAGTCAATGCGATATTAGCACCCGAAGTCAATGTTCTCGCAGCTGCAGCCCACACAGCAGCGACGAGCGAGGTCACTGTGTGTACATGAGGAGCGAATACCACAACGTCATCCCCGGAGTCGAGCGCGGAAGTGAAAGCCTCATCGACTACGAAGACTCCAGTACTGCCGGTGTAGGAGCTGATAACTCGACCTTGACCCGCCATTGCAGCTCCGTTGTAAGCGGAGATAACCATATCCTTGAAGAAGTTATCGTCGTAGCCGGTGATGTTCGTAGTGAACGTAGTCGTAGTAGGCGTGCCGCTCACCGCACCCTCAGCAGCGATCAGGACGCTGAGCTCTCTCAGCTTCTTACCGGCAGACTGGCCGATGTTATGGTTCGCCTTGCTGATTATTCTATCCCATACGTACTTCGCGATGTTGTCAATGTCGTAGCCCCCGGCGTCGGAGATCGGTAATCCACCGGCAGCGTCGGCAGCTGCGCCTGGCAGAGCAGTACCAGCCAGCCCTCGTGTAGCGTCGTATGCAGAGTCGCAAAGGAGATTGTTGAGCCCGGCAGCTCGGAACCCCATGACCGGACCTCGCCACGCGAGGACTCCAGTACAGATCCCGGAGAACCAGCCGTACCCCTCAGCATCGTTATTGATCGAAGCTCCACCGGAAGCAGGGATCTCTATCTTGTACATAGCATCGCCTGAGTGCGTCCAGTCGTAATCGCCTCCCGTAGTAGGAGTGACTGCTGTTTGAGTAATAACTCCGAGGGAGCTTACAAAGTTCCACACTAGATCCATCCCGGCCTGGTTGTAGACGATACCGGTTTCCCTCGTTATGAAATCAGTGTCGTCGATCAGCGGTACCAGGTTCACCGGAACCGTTACGGCAGCGTCTACGTCTATCCACATATCAGGCATGACTTCTCCCTCCTACTGTTGCGCGTAATAGTACCACGGACTTCCTGCTGTTATGACGGGTGCGCGGTACTTCGTCGTTCTGAGTTCCAGTCCCGCTTGTGGGAACCAGTAAAGCTCCCGTACTTCGTCTGCACTCAGAGCTCTATTGTAAACCCGACTATCCCCGATCTGCCCATTAAATTCCTGCTCGAAGCCCACGAACTCTCGACGGCCCATAGCTACAGTAGTGGAAGTGTTAAAGTCAGCAGCCCAGCTATCGTCACCGGAAGCAGGGTTGTCGGTAGCAAGCGCGACGCCGTTGCGGTATAAGACAGGGACCGAGCCCGATCTGTAGACTACAACTACGTGCTGCCATTCGTTGACGGTCATCACCGCCGAGGTGGAAGCACACGCCTCTACGTCCGCAGGATTAACAGAGATAAAGGTGAGCTCCCCCTGGGCGTAAGAACCCATCCCAAAGGTCCAATCACGACCCCCTGATACATCCTTAGCCATGAACAGTTGCAGCTCCGCAGGTGAGGTGAGAGAATCAGGGTTTACCCACATAGCGATGGTAAAGTCCCCGGTGCCGAAATCGAGGTCCGAAGGATTGCCCAGATCTATATAGTCGTTAGAGCCGTCGAAATCCAGAACGTAGCCCATCTCACTAACGATCCAATCAGCGAGAGTCATGGAGCCATTTATAGTTCCGTTGTGATACTTCCCGGAAATGTCTACCAGCCTCTTGATGCCGGTACAGCCCAGAGATGGAGCCCAGTACCCTGCCAGGCCATTCCATATCTGAGGATTAGTAGACTCGCTCGCGTTGCGTGCAAAGCCAGATTTCCAGCTGGCTCTATGGAGGAGCTTCTTCTTCAACTACTGGATCTCCGGGGGTGTCGGCGTAACGATCACCCATGAGGTGTTAGCGGTAGCCTGCAAATTGTCAGCAGTACTATTAACCACCACGACTGAGAAGTACCGCGTCGGGATCCTGCACATGAAGCTCGCCGTCATTTGATGATCGACAGTGGCGGTGGTAACAATAAGAGAGCCGACGAATAACATGTTCTTCACGGAGTTCGTCGATCCGAGTGCGGCGTCAGCAACACCTTCCTGGCCGTCTGGATCCGTGCCGTCCGATGTAGAGATGTAGATATCGACGGTCTCACCTACGACGGGCTGAGTCTCGAACTCAATGACCGCGCGGATCTCGTAATCGAGAGCGGTGGATCCCGCGCCGAGATCATGCTGCGCAGATATTCGACCTGCGGTAGCAGCGAGGTTATTGAGAGTAAGAGCCACATCACCGGCGCTGTCTTGAAAAGCGATGGATGTTTCTCTTGCTACGTAGATCTTGTTAGCCATAATTCGTCTCCTTTAGATTTCCCCGGCCCTGAGCCGTTTCTCTTTGCCCCTGTGCCACGCAGACACGCCGAGGATCCCACCAGGAATAACGAACAGAGTGGACAGCGCCCCGATAATCATAGGGAGGTTAGAGAGGATGTCCTCGGGCTTCTGCCACACGGTTTTAATGAGAGCTATTGAAATCACGAAGCTCACCATGAAGAAGCAGATACCAGAGAGGAAGCCCCAAAATGGTCTCCATCCTGAGACCCACCACTTGTCGGATTTTGACTCTTCTCTGAAAGTTGTGTTGACTTCACGCACCGTGTTGTCCCCGCTCTCTATCACGCGCTCTTCAAGAGCGTTCAGAGCTGCGGTAGCCTTCTCCAGCTTTACGGGATCGTCGATCACACCCGCTGCCTGGAGAGTGCCAATAACTTCGCCAGCTACGCCCTTCTTTCCGAAGAGGCTCCTGACTATTCCGACTCCTGACTGGAGTACGGGAAGTGCTGCTAGTGCTGCCGGTATCATAAGTTTCCCTCCTTTTAAAAAGGGGAGGGCGCTACCCCTCCCCGCGCTTTTACTGGTTGCTCTTCAATAATGTGCTACCTTCGCAAAACGAGCTGAACTAGAACGGTCCCTTTACTCGGATCCCCTACGAAGCCATTCGCATCGGTATGGGTGACTGGAGTATAGGCCAGTGCTTCAACAAAGCTCTTTCGCACATAACCGCCGTAAGCCAGTTCTGTTCTGCCGCCGTAAACGGCACCATCCATTCCTGCGGACGCGCCGCCCAGCAAGCCGAGCTCACTGACTCCGAGCAGATTGGTTTTACCCTCTCTCAAAAATAGTGGAACCTTTACGGATCCGAAGAGAGTGTACTGCTCTTTTTTGAGATCGTCGATGTCGTACTGATACGCAACTCCTACCCGGATCCCATCGGGCGGGTTGAACGGCTGCGCAGCTTCGGCCTTACCGCCGAAGACGAGGCAGATAATAGCGACGAGAATAACCGCCCCTACTATGCCTACGGCCCACTGTTTCTTTGTCAGTTCCATCCTACGTTACCTCCTGATCGTTTACGTACAGCTGTTGTAAATGCCTTGCCCTTCTGGGTACGTCATCCCTAGCCCACTTGCTGTCCATCATCTGCGCTGCTACTTCGCCTATGTCTCCTTTCTCTATTGCGGCGAGCATTTTCTTAAACTTCAAGAAACGCGGCAGGCCCAGATTGTAGCACATATCAATCAGAACTTCTTTACGTGCTTTAGACAACTCTTCCCAGACGGATATGTGCTTCGCAAGATCCAGTGTAATCTGCGTCACATCACTCCCCAGGAGATAATCTGCTTCTTTTTCACTGATCCCCACGTCCTCGATGTTACGGCCCCAGCCTATCGTCTGCTTGTGTGCAGGGCATTCATAAGGCATGTGCCTACCGTTGACGATGTTCGAGCCTTCGTGCATCTTTATCATTTTTAGTATCATGCAGCTACACCTCTGAATTAGTTTGTGGCGGTAGAAAAACCATACTGTCCCGCACTCTTCGCACGCACTCACGCGACTTTCAGCCTGTCAACTTTATCACCGATAACCTTTAGAGCGGTAGCAGTTTCTTTCTTGATCTCTCCGACCACTCTTACATTATCCTCCTTCACGGCCTTGACCGTCTCCTTCATAAAGTCAAGAGCTTGCTGGAAGAGATCAGCACCGACTTTCTTTTCCAGCTTTCCCTCTACGTCTTTCATAGCCTCTCTCAAACTCTCCTCCCTTCCCATGTCACATGCGTCGATCTCTTCCCTGAGTTTGTTGATCTCGGCGGTAATTCGATCATGTAGTTTTTCGTAACCGTCAGAAAGTTTTTTACTGATTTCGTCTCGCGCCGTTTTCGCGTGCTCCTTATCCCTTCTCCGTTGACCCCTCAGAGCTCCGACTATTACGGAAGCCATTGTGAAGCCCCCTATGATGATTGTCACTACCAGCCCCCAGTCCATACTTCACTTCTCCTTTTCCCAGCTCTCAGTTAGTTAGCGATCTCATAATCTACCTGTAAGATCTGCGCAGGTATGTTAGCAGTTCCGTTGGCCGTGAGATCCACGGTCAGATTATCCCCGGCGTCGAGGATCTTCTCCGACGCGTCCAGGGATCCCATGTCATTAATGCTTCCTTGAAGCAGAGCAGTAACGACGTTTAAAGAGGCAACAGCCGTAGCCCCGTTATTCTTATTGACGTCAATCGTAGCGTCATTCGCACTGGCAGCAGCAACGTAATCCTCCAGGGGGATGAGCTGCAGCTTCGTGATGGTGCAAGCCAGCGGTGCCTTCCATGCAATGAAGTTGGAGATATCTGCGTCCGCAGCTCCGGGATCCGGGAGGTATATGCTGGTAGTGAAGGTGGTTATTGCGTGAGGGTTCAGAAGGATCCACTTATCAAGCGCCGAGTCGAAGACCAGAATCATTCTGTAGTCAGCTCCGGGGATATCTCCGATTGCGAGAGCTATGTTATTCTCCTTTACGATGGTCTTCGCGGTCATACCGTCCGGGGCGAAGGTAGGGGTAGTGATGGTGTTCGCGCCAGCAGCCTGCACTACGACCAGGAGGTTGTTTGTCAGTGAGGCTACGACGGGAGAGGTTGTGGTAGTGATAGCGTCAACGGTACCGCCCGCTACTCCGAAGCGGTTAGGTAGAGTGATACTCAGGTTGCTTGAAGCAAGTACCAGGTCCGGTCCTACAGTAGTTACAGCTGTGAGATCCCCGGCGTCTACGCTCTCCAGAGCGGTACCGGCAGCGTTCCAACGGAACCACTTGTAAGCAACCGGCGCGGGGAGGGTAGCTCCTGCAGCCGCCTCAGTCTCGGGGAGCTGCAAGCAACGGTCAATCTCATTCTGCTGCTGCTGCTCTATCATAATGAAGTGATCGAAAACGTCTTCATGGGTATTAGCGAAGAACGTACCTTGATTACGGATATCGGCCATTTGCGTCAGCGGCCTCACACGTCGGATGGTGAGCGCATACCCGGTAGTCAAGTTCCCGGCTGTGAGAGTGACGTTGCCGCCGTCCTTATCACCAGCCCCGGATACTGTGTAATCCGTATCGAGCACCAGGGCGGTCTCGACGTCATTGAGATCTCTCGACGTAACAGTGAGGTCAGAGTCCGAGAAGATCTTGAACCCATACGGGTAGACGCTGGTTGCGCCGTTTCCTACGTAGTCCTCACGGTTAGTAGTGTTTGCTATTGTCATAATGATCTCCTTTAAAGAACGGTTTTACCCTTCTCTTCCTTGCCGAGATGTCTCAGCGGTCCAGGTGTCAGTTGCTTTTTCAATTTGCCTACGCCCTTAAAGCCCTCTTTCGTTTTGTACTTCTCAAGGGTGAGGATCGACTGTAAGTTCTGCCCGAACTGAGAGACGAACCCGAAGAGCCTGGGCGTCGAGAGCCACATCTCGGGGCTGATACTCTGGATCATGGTGAACGCTTCACGGCGGGCTTTAAAGCTGAGCTGGCCGACGAAGCTCTTGTCATCCTTGTCACCCATGCCGAACATCACGAGCACTACGAAGGAGAGCCCGACCAGGCGGTAGAGCTCCCTGGCTTCTCTCGTCGTAAGTGTTGAGAGCTTCCTCGCCCTCACTCCATCCATGAACACCTGGAAGTCCTTCACCAGAGTTCTCATCACCGGTACCGCCCAGGTCTTATACTGGATCCCAGCTCCTCCTGCTGCGGTGCTGCCTACCAGAGACTTCGCTCCGGGGATAGCTCTGAACCTTCCCATCTCAGTGCGGATCTGTGCAAGCCGCGAGTTCCTTATTACCCCTCTATTGTACTCATCTTTCGTGAGGGAAGCCAAGAGAAATTGCTTGTTAGCGAGCACCGAACTCTTGTGGAAGAGGAAAAACATCCCCTCCATGAGCCTGTCACCGATCTCTTTGCCGGGAGCCCAGAACTCCTCCCAGGCACTCCTGCCCGTAAATGCTTGATATTTCTCAAGAATTGCCTTCCCTTTTTTAGTACGCATCCGGGTGTTGCCTAAAGTGTAGCCCTTGACCCCGAGCATTTCAAACGTCACCGTTTGCTCACCGACGAAGGAGGCCACGCCGATAGGTATGTTTAGCCCGAGGTCAAGGAGCGTTACGAAGGAGCGCAGTGCGCGGATTGATAGATCGACTTTACCACCCTGCTTTCCGATCCATCTTATTTGCCGCCCCTTCTTATTATTGATAAACTTGTACACGAATTTCTTGAGCGACTGGTCAGCTTCGAGTCCACGCGGCGTCATCTTCCGGGGAGTGATAGCCTGCGTATAAATGTCGAGCTTCGGCAGCATCTCGTCGAGAGCCATTTTCTTTTCCATCGTTTGCACGTACACGAGGAACGCCTTCGTTACGTTAGTAGTGGGCGTCAACGTGCCGGTGCGCTGCATGGAGAACTTGAAGAACTTCTCCAGGGGGAGGATCTGATCCGTGCTCTCGTCGAGGATATTAAACACCATCTCGTCGAGCTGATAACTCTGGAAGAGAGACTTCACCGCATTGAGCAGCCCGTCATCCTTCGTGACTTCAAGAAATGAGCGGCGAAGGTGAACCATGTAGTTCTCCCGCCCCTTCTGTAGCGAGTTCGTCTGCTGGAGATACGTAAGAGCATTGCGGTAATACTGCTGCATGTAATGAGCGAGATCCAGCTGCTCAGGTGTCAGCTGCTCGCCTGCAGCCTTCCGGTTCTCGTCAGTGGCTTCGAGGTACGCCATGATCTGAGGATCCTGCGGGATGAGCTTGCGGGTGAGAGAGCGTCCCCGAGACTTCTCCGATTTCCTTGCCAGCTCGTAGACCTCATTCTCGATCTTATGTACCCGAGCATTCGCGGAGATCATCCCTCCAGCCGTCTCTTCGACCAGCATACGGTAGAAGGGGTTACGCTCGGCAAGGGAAGTATCCCACCGGTAATCGTCGAACTCCCCTACCTTGATCGTGTCGAGCTCGTCTACGGGGATCCCCAGCTCATCGGAGAGACGCTCCTTAGCTTCCCGCCAGGTGCGGATCCCTTTGAGATCTGTACGGTCCACGAGCTCCAGCTTACGCGGGGAAAGGAACACGTCACCGTCATGGAACCCTTCGAGGAGATCTGCAAACTCACGGAGCTGCCGATCATCCATCTTGCGGATAGCAGGGAGCTTGAGAGATTTCCTGTAGTCCTCGACGTTGCCGAGCCTCTTGCGCTCGATGGTCTCCATAACGCGGGACTTAGCCACGGCGGTCTCCATTACCTGCTCTGCGCGAATCAGGAGGTCATCCTTGAACTGCTTGAAGGCGAAGTCGGTCATGTTCCCGACGTTGCGCTGCTTCGTGAGTCCCTTCATCTGAGCATCGGTGAGCCCGAGGTACTTCTTAATGGTGTTGAGCGTACGCCTGCGCTTCGCCATTTTCTGCTTCTCGGTCTGGATCTTCTCAACCTTCTCATTGGCTCTGCGTATGACGTCCTTCATCTTGTCTTTCCACTTCGCAGCCTCGACTTCCTTCCCGGCCTTGAACGCCTCGCGTGCTTGCCGCTCCGCTTTCTTCCACGCAGCCTGCATAGCCTTGTCTTCCCGGATGTACTTGAAGACCGGTCTAGCCCCGACTGACTGGAGGATAACGCCCTTGACGGTCTCCCTCCTCGCCGGTACCAGGCTCTTCTTAATCTCAGCCTGCGTGATCTTCTCTACATCCTTACCCTCGGCCACGAGATCTACTACAGTGTTGTCGATGTCGGTCTGCACCAGCTCAATGCTGTCCTGAGCGGTGAGGAGCCGGTCCATAACGTCGCGGACAGCCGGTGTGAGCTCCACGTTGAGCTCTGAGAGGCTCTTATAGACCTCCATGAGCCATTGCCTAAATTGATTAAACGCCGCTCTGAGGCCAGCTGAGGGCGCGGAACCCTCCAATATGTACGCCTCGAAGCCCCTGGCCCACTGTTCCTGCTGCGCTTCGGTGATACTATCGCGTCTCTCGGCCACTGTACCGGCTTCTACGCCCAGCCAGTCGAGGATCTCAGCGTAGTCTTCGACGATCCCCTTCTTAGCTCCGGGCATAGATGCGAGGTCTCCCATGACCTTGAGATAGAAGTGGCCGGTCTCGTGGAAGAAGGTAGAGCGGTCCGCTCCTTTGAGCAAGGTGATATCTAGGCTCCTCGGCCCCACGCGGATCTTACCCTTCGGAGCCTCGGGCTCTCTCTGGTAGAGAGTGAAGCCTTCCTTGAGCGCAGCGTCCTTCACCTCCTCGGTGATATCAACAGACTGCTGCGTTAGGAGGTTGCTCTTATATGCTGGACCTTCATAGGGTAATCTTCGCTCGGTCACTGTCCAGCCCTCGCCCTTCTCTTTAGACTTTCTTATCATGCGAGCTGTCTCACTATGATGGGATGGGCCACCCTCTTGCTGAGGCATGGACTGATTATATATTGCGCCCTCGGGATCCCGAAGCTCTACGACAACATTCCCCCTTCCCCTCAGCTCGCCGCCGATCTCTTCCGCAGCTGCCTCAGCCAACTCGTGCTCAGCACCGCGATAAGATTTTACGAACTCGCCGTCTGGACCGAAAACATCTACGACTTCTGGACCGACGTAACCCTTGCTTTCTGACATGTTCAACTTTGTCGTACCTACCCGCACTCCGTACTTCTTCAAAAACTTGTTAAGGAAATTCGGGATCACTTTATTGTAGAGCGTCGTGGCCCACTCACCACCTACTTCGAGGTCAACGCCTTCAAGAGTTGACCAGTTGAGTCTCACGTCATCCTCAACCATGCTATCAACAAGTGCCTGGGCTTCGGGAGCCGTTTCAAAATTATCAATCTGAGTACCCCCTACAAAAACTCCCCACCTGTTCTCACCATAAACTTTAACGGTCTCGACTCTCGGCTTCTCACTTTCCTGAGCCAGCAACCTATCGGCCAACTCCTTACCTATGAGAGTTTGTAGATCAGTAGCGAGCACGTTGTCCCTGGTCATGGCAACACTGCCGCCTAAGTTGTAGGCTTTAAACTCTCTGGTGACTATGTTCCACGAGATCTTACTTACTTTCTTCCTCAGATTGTAGCGGTCCTGCGTCTGCGCTCCCGTCACCCATGAGATCTTATCGAAGCCCTCTTCCGCAGCATAACGCACCATGCGCTTGAGAGTGAACTCGTGCCAGTTTTTCAGAAGCGGAGCGTCGGGGACTCCCTTCTCCAGTTTGTTCATCTCATTGAGAAGGTTTTCTTTTGCCAGCGTGAGTCTGTTCGCGTGCAAAGCCTCTTCTTCGGTAGCGATCCCCTCAGTGAAAACTGTTATGTTGAGTGCAGCGCGCTGCGAATTAAGTTTAGTAAGGGCTGCTTCAATAGCACCTTCTCTAGTAGTGTGAGCGCCAGCCCAGTATTTCGCGTGCTTCTGACCAGGCGGTATAATGCCCCACTGCATATCTTCGGGAGCACTGCGATCTATAATGGGCTCGTAGTCTTTAGGTAACTTGTCCAAAGGCCCACGTTGCTCTTCTATCTTCTCGGCGTACTTCTTTTCGAGGCTCTCTCTGTAATCTCTTTCTTTGTCAACAGCCTGGTAGTAACCCGTGCGGAGCTCTTCCGGTACCGGTCCCTTTACCCCGACTCTCCGCGCGTCGAGCATCCAGTCACTTTGGACTTCTTCGAGGAAAAGAACTTTGTTACCCGCTACATCTTCACGAGTCTTGAACCTCACATGCGAAAGTATATTATCTTCGTCGAAGTGGCCACCGTGATAGCGGGGAGGTCTCGGATTAGCGCGTATGACAGCCTGATTCCACTTAGTGTAAAGTGGCTGCGGCACATTCTGGAAGGCCCAGGTTGTTTGCTCTGACGGGTGTGCGCCTTTAGGGAACCCTGGAGCAGCCGCAATCTCTTCCCACGCAGCGTCGCGCTCAGCTATAGCTTCACGTATAATCTTCTCTTCGCCAAGTACGGGGATCTCCGGGATCCTTATTAAGAACTCCGTGTAATCCCAGCCACCAGGCTCTTGATAATCGGAGTCGGAGAACTTCACAGTATCTTCGCCAGCACCGTAATCATCGTCCCACTCAGGATCGTAAATATCAACCCCGTGGTAATCTCTCACCAGTTCTACTGCTCTGTCATGGGCTTCTGACTCGTAGGTATAGTCTCCTTCGTGCCGACCATTAAAAATCACTACGTGCTGATCGTTGATTTCATCATTGATAATTTTCAGATCGTAGTCCATGTGCTCCGATACGGTCTGCTGGTTAGCGTCTTCCCACGCCATTTCCACCGCACGATTGTGAGCTAAATCATTTACAGCTTCATCCCATGAAGCCTCATCAAACTCACCAGTATCCTCGTCAGTATAATCTTCTTTGTCGATCTCTTCATTCTCTACGATCTGCTCCACCTGGTCATCTGCCATTTCTGATACGAAGTCTGCGTCCGGTTCTTCCGCTTCGTAGGAACCCCAGTTGTCATTGAACTCTTCAATAGTTACATCCTCTTCGGGACGCTCATACTTTTCCTCGTCCTTTATGACGTCCTCCATTTCAAGCGCGTGCAGCTTGAGATATGAAAGCACTTCGTCCTTCGTAACGCTCTTCTTACCTTTCAGAAACTCTTCTATACCAGTCCACTTTATCTCATCGGCCTTGACCCCGCCCTTGCGAACAATGTTCATCACCGTATCACCAGGCGCCTTGCTCGGCATTTTGTTCCGCAGAACTTTTTCAAGCTGCGAGAAGAACGCCGGGACTGGAGGTACGTACGCAGGCTGGTAGAACGTCTGCCCTTCCTCTACTACATCTCCACGGTAGACAGACTGTATCTGCTCATTACCGAGCACCATAAGATCTTCGATCTTGCCCCGGTTCTGCAGAAGGATACCATCGTAACCCTCAGCAGCCAGCTCTTCGAGATTGAACCCGCGCCCGGTGAAGGCTTCAAACTCCTCCGGTATATTGAAGTCAAAATACTTCGGGTTCTCCAGTCTAACGTAAGCAGGGTAGATAGCCCTCTGAGCTACACCCACCTCAACTCCCTTGTCCGTAAAAGCGGCTGCATACTCGGGATCCGTAGTAAAGTAAATTCCGTCGTACCGGGGCTTCTCGAATTTTGCGAATCCTGCGTAGGGCGTTCCGTGATAAACTACTAGCGGATTACCTGCTTCGTCTACCACGACGCTTTCTCCAAACCACTCTTCAAAGTTTACAGTACCATCCTCAACCCTACCGTCCTGGTTATAGGTAACGCTGTCAGCAAGTTCACGATCCTCGCGGATCTTCTCAACCTCTTCGGTGAAGTCTCCCAGCGTTTGACCGGCGCGAACTTTCTTAACCATGCGCCTAACCAGCATAGTGTCACGCTCTTCGCCAGGGCGAGCCCGGACAAAAGCTCTCCGCTCTCCTATGCGGCGTTCTTCAAACTCCTCAGCCATTTCTTTCTGGACTTTCCTGCGCTCTTCCTTCCTCGGAGCGAGAGCCTCAACTCCTTCCCTCTTCTCACGGATCTGCGCAACGGCGTCAGTGAAATCGGTACCGATCTCTTTACCTGCGCGGACCTTCTCAATCATACCGCGCACCAGCATATTATCTCGTGCTTCTCGGACGTCGGGCTCTCTGCGGTACACTTCCCGAGGCGCAGCAGCTTCGCCTGTAATGGTAAGACCGTAGCTCTCAAATAACTGAACAGGATCTATACCGGCTCTCTCGGCAAGAGCGGTGAGCGGAGCCCCGTAGAGAGCTTCTGCTTGAGCCCGAGCGTCGGTTTCGGAGATCCCGGCTTCGACGAGCTGAGTCTGTACTGATTGCGATATGCGCGCTGCCTGCTCGACTGCTGCAGCCTCAACATCTTCCGCAGCGAAGATCTCACGGAGCCGCGTAACCTTCTTACTGAAATCTTCGACCTGGGCAGCGTTGCCTTCGGCTATCTTCTGCAGATCTCCTACTGAGCTCTCTATGTGAGCTTTCCCCTCGGGTGTATCTGCCAGGCCGTCGAGCGCCTGGAGCGTCGCTTCCTCGGGCGTAGCACCGGCAGCAACGGCCTTCCTCTTCAACTCGTCAAATTGCTTTCTCAGCTCGGGGGGAGCAGTCTCCACAACATGCTCAGTGAGCCCACTCCAAACACTCCCAGCTCCTCCCATACCCATACCGAAGATAGCACCGATCACGCTGGCCTCATTCAGCTCTGGATCCGTGAAGTCAAAAAACTTTGCCTCTTCTCCAAGAGCCTCAGCAGTTATGACAGCCTGGTACCGTTCCTCAGCAGCTTCCATCAATCCAACGCCGCCGAGCTTCGTTATAGCAGCGAGAGTACGTTGCAGCATAACACGCTGACCACTCTTGCCTGCAACTCTCAAAGGTGTAAATGATGCAGCGAACTGAACGGCGTCTACGCCGGTGAGCATCATGTTACCCTTGAACACCTGGTCAGCAGCTTCCTGAGCCTCCTCTTCTGACATACCCTTAGCCAATCCTTCGTCATACGCTCCACCGGCTTCAAAAGCCGACTCCACCGGCCTGCTGAGGGCAGCGCCACCAACAGCTCCGAGTACTGTAGTCCCAAACGCGCCGAGGCCAATAGCACCGGCAGCAGTAACTCCAGCATACGCACCGACGATAGCAGCGGGGATAAGTGACAGAGTGAACGGTACAGATCTCACGCCCGTCGTAGCCCACCATTCAGAATCGGAGAGCTTACCCATAGTGAACTCGCTCATATCACTGGGAGGGATGTACGCCTGCTGCAGCCTATTGCCATAATCGCGGTAGACGTCAGAAGCCTCCTTCGAGAAGCCCAGCCATTCCATCGTACCGCCCATAGTAGTGTATACATCTCCGAAACCAGCCTTGAAGGATCCCTTCGCTTTCTTCCAGAGCTGCTTCTCACCATACGCCTCGGTGAAAGTATCTTCCATGCTGAACGCCTGCGCCGGGGTGATGTCATTAGTCGAGGCTATAGTGAGAGAGTTCTGAATGCTTTCCCCGTACTGCCTCATCTCCTCGGGGAGCTCATTCTTTATCTCGTCCCATCTCGGAATGGTGACAGGACGCTCAACATCGAGAGGCTCTACCACAGGCTCTTCTACCTCTTCCTCGGGTGCCTGGTAATCAGGGAGAGTCTGTAAAAAACTCTGCTCGTCTTCCGCTTTATCAGGGAGACCTGTAATGTCGATATCAAGTGGCATTATAATCTATCCTCTATGTACTTAATGTTCGCTTCCGTAGTAGGCTGACCTTTGCTCTGGAGATACTCGACAGCCTGTTTCCGTTTGCCTCTCTTCGCCGGTGACATTTTGCGAGGCTTACCTATGATCTTCTGCAGCCTCTCTTCTCGCCGCGTCCGGGCAGCTTCGGTACCGGCTTCACTGCCGAGGTAGCTAAAGAAAGTCTCCATCCATCTCAGTTCGATGGGTTTCATTATCTGATCTACGAACTCCGCAGGATCTCCTTCGGGATGTGCTTCCAGGTATGAGTGCAGCATACTGCTCGCCTCAGCCCACGCCTTAGCGTTTGCCTCTGGATCAGTGCTGAATATCTTTTTGCCCTTCGCGTCATCTATGCGCTTGAAGGCCAGCATAGCATTCGGCTGTCTCTTAGGATCTCGGAGCTTCTGTAGTGTGCGGTATCCCAGAGCACTCAGCTCTTTATTGCGGAGCATAGAGTCAAGATCCGCATCCCGGAGCACCGCTATGTTCGCAGGATCCGAAAGCGTGGCACGGTTGATCTCCTGCTCCAGTTTAAGCAACTCATCCGTCTTGCTGTTTATATTCGTGACAGCTTTTCTAAAAGCCCCTCTGTTTTTGCCAGGGAGAGCAGCGAACTCTTCCGAAGCGTAGAGAGCCTCTACAGGAGCCCCGTTGCCGTGAGCTTCCCACAAAAGATTTTCGTTAGCGTCAGCTCTCTCTTTTACCGACGCATCGTGGACCGTCTTCCGCTCATTAAGGAGAGTCTTGACCGACTTTAATACATCGGTATCCTTCGTACTCTCACGAGCTGCTTGCATCATTCGGTCAAGGTGTACTGCTTGATCGTCATCCGTGGGAGCCAACTCCCCCCAGATACTACCCGCGATCCGAGCAGCTTCTCCATCGGTGGAAGCCTCGCCCATTCTCGTTTGCAGAGCGGCGTCCTCGAAGATCACCTTATCGTGTTTTTTGTAATAGTCCTCAGCAGCCTGGTCATCTCCTTTTGCGAGGTACTGCTGGATGACGATCTTGTGCAAGTCGCTCACCGTGCTCTCTTTCGCTGCCTTCGTCCATTTAGCCTCTTTGCCGTTCACAGTAGCGTTTCTCACTATCAGCTGCTTCGACTCGTCGATCAGCCTCAAGAGCTCAGTCGGGTTGTCGTAGGCATTCTCAACTTCTCTCTTCTTCGACACGAGCGCAGCCTGGTACACCGAGTTCTCGTGGAGGAGAGTCTGCTTACTCTGGTGGACCTGCAGCTTAGAATCGAAGGCACCGCCAGTGAGCATTGACCTGGCACGCACCGCGTCGCGCTGGGCGTCATTGGCCAATCCATTCAGAACATTGTCTACGAACATTCTCCTATCCTCAAGCACATCGTCGTAGCCTGCCAGGGCGTCTTTACCCAAACGATTGAGCGCACCGCTCTGCGGGTTGTGGAGAAGATCCGTATCGTTGTTCGCTATGGAGGTGTCGGCCTCAAGGATAGCGATGTCATTAACTCTTCTGACCTGCCGATCATAAAGTTCAGTGGCTACCTTTGATAACTTGCTCGGAACCTCAGAAGGTTCGATACCTTGTCCGGGAACCGGAGTCTCCAGATTAGCGTACCTCTTAGTCTTTAGTCTATCAGGTGCTCTCGGAGCCATTACCTACCTCCCGCTTTTCCATCTTTCATAGTAGCCTATGCCACGGGAGATCCCGGTAAGAGCTCTCTCGGTCCTCCTGGCCCCGCCGCGTATAGACTCCATTCGACTTTCCATCCTGATTGCTCCCGCGCGAACCTGGTACCCCAGAGCTTCCCTTGACGCATTGTTGACAATGGTTAGAGCATTCAGCTCTATAAGATCGAGCTCCTCTTGAACAACATCACCAGCTGATACATCACCGCCCGTGAGTCTAATCCCCTGAGCAGCCAGTGCTGCGCGAGCAGATCCTACACGTTTCTTTCCAGCTGCGCGGAATCGGGCAACCTCTTCCTGCCCTCGTCTCTTCGCGTCACGTGCCAGCATGTCATTGATCCGAGCGTTAGAGTCCAGGACAGCTTTCCGAGCTCTCTCATTCTCGCGGTCCACGAAGATATCACCGATCACTCCCATGAGATCAGCACCGACCCCGGCAATCCCCATGATGTTAGGAGTACCTGCAGAGGTAGCAGCGCCCGGATCGTACATGGAGAAGTCCATGCTCGGCACTTGATAATTTAAAGAGTAGTCAGCCATGTTACGCTCCTATCGTTTAGTAGTTGCGGCTAAGTATCCCGAAGGTACAACAGCAAGCACTGAGAGAGGCAGGGGATCTGTCTGCCGTATGAGAATGCCACCTTCCGCATTCCACTCAGGTTGCATGGCGATCTCCTGCGTTCCCGACCTCAGCGCAATAGGATCACTATACCCTTCGTCACTGCGCTGCTTGAACTCATTGAGAGCATCTTCGTTAGGACCGACCCAGCCGCCACGAGAGTCTTCCAGGAACACAGTAAGGCTGGACACGTTCTTTCTCTTATCTGCGAGGCTGGCCCCTTCCGCATTATCCATCCTGAGTGTTTCCAGATCAGAGATGTAAGGAAGTCCTACGTGTATCACAGTATACGGTTTTTCGAGAGTGATAGATCCTCCTGATACTGTCAAAACATCATACGCAGAGTTGTTAGGATTAGCAACCACGAACCCGTCCGCGAACACGCTCACATCCTCGCCCTCTAAATGGTCAAGCCCAGACAACTGATCGACGGCGCGCGCCCAGGTAGAAATTACACTATCGCGCATCACACTGGGTACAGTCATGTGAGGTCTCACCGTTACAATCGTGTCGGACGTGTAAGCCGTAACAGTGCAGCGCAATGTCTCAGTGCCGACAGTGAGCCAGTATTGATTACCTACATCCGTAGTGAAGAAGGCAGCTGCGCTGGCCGTCAGTGTCATTTCTTCCTCGTACAGCCAGAGGCTCCCCCCGGAGAGTGTCATAGTTGTGGATCCAGTATGGCGTCCGTCGTATGAAAGAGACGAGTCCATAAATACCGCATCGACGATATCATCAATCGGCCTGGGTGTCAGCTTCTCAATGTACCTATGAACAACACCTTGAATCGTCCTCTTTACTACCATGTAAAGAACGTCGCGGCCAGCTTCCGGTATAACGCATACACTCTCAACACCGCCGCCGAAGGTATGCTGGTGCCAGGCATTGATCTGCTGCTCACGAATATATGTCATTCCGAGAAGCGTACCGTCATCCCTCACAGCCCACACGATAGAGTGCGGAGTCTGCTGATACGCCCAGTCTACGAGAGTGTAATTATCGAACAGGTGAGCAGCGAAGATGGAGAGCTCACTCCCTCGGTACCCGTTGCTTTCATACTCGTAGCCGAGATCTCTAATAATGGATCCCCGTGCCTGGACGTAAATAGCATTACCATCTACGACCAGCGGAGCAAGATCACTACAGCCGTTAGCGGTCTGCTGCTTCGGGTTGATTGCCGAAGGTGTGAGGATCCCGGCACCATCACCCTGTATGATCCACTCACCGGAAGCGGTGAACACTACGAGCTCTCCGACGTCGAGGAGATGCTTCACAGCGTTGACCTGCCGCCCGACAATAGAGAACGTCACAGCGTCATCGTCCTGGAGCGGAGTAGAGACCATCATGTTCTTACGCAGTCCCGACTTACTACCCCAGATCCCCTCAGTATTGTTTCTCTGGAAGCCGTACATCATTCTCTGCTGGTAGTACGTACTCGTAGCAGGGAAGTTATTAGCCTCCTGCACGGTGCCGCCTGACGCCCACGCAGTATACGCAGTGGAGTCGATGTCTACAAAGGTATGAGGATCTGCGAGAGCTACAGTAGTAGCCGTGACAGCTGAAACGTAGAAGAGGAGATTATTGAGCTCAGTCATCCCCGTAATACCTTCAATCCATATATGGTCCCCTACAACGTAGGTGTGAGCTCCGATAGTAACGACGCACGGATCAGCCTGCGAGATAGCGGTAATGTTATCAGCATCACCGAGAGCAAAGGGTTGCCGATCCTCGGGCGGCGTGTCAGTCGTGTCAGCGAGGTAGCTATCACATTTGAACGTCGGAGAAGCCTCAGCACCGGCTACACCGATGAAGCCGAAAACTCCGTTGAGCTTCTTATAGATGTTGTACATTCCCGCGCCGGTCACTGTGTCCCATGAAAGATTAGAGGTCTCAGTGGAGGATCCTATCTCTGCCGTAGGCAAGCTCTCCTCATTCGTCTCCGCATCGACGGCTGTTACCTTGTAATAGAAAGCTGTGCCGCTCGCATCACTGGCTAAGTTTGCGGGCGTTGCAATGGTAGCAGCGAATGATTGAGTGTTAATACTCCAGTCATCGTCAGCCAGGCGCGTAACATCTTTAATAGGATGGTGCGGGTGCGTAATGGTGAGCACGTCGGCTGACTGAGTATACTCAAGGGTGAAGAGATCCTCTTCGGGGTATCCAGTAGCAAAGCTGTAAACGCGCTCAGCTGTACCGCCGCTAGTATAAGTGTCACCATCTCCGGGATCTCCGGGATTATTCGTGTGACGTACATCACTAACCCAGCCAGTACAGGCCCAAGTTCCGGGCTGGTCAGCCCAGCCGTAAGTGGCGGTCATGTACCTCCAGTCCTTCTTCCCCTGCGCCGCAGTTATTGACGTACTTTGCCGATAGATCAGATTAGTATCATTTGTTCTGTCAGCATCGGTGGGGTAGATCGACCAGATGATATCGCCGTACGGAGACGCGTCCTCGTCTCTCTCCATTCTCATGTAGTAATCGGTGTTCAGCGATACCCCGTAAGTTCTCAGCTCTGTTAGAATAGAATTGTGCCTTACGTAAATGCGAGCATGAAGACCGGGCGTACCGTCATGGAACCATATACCACCTTCTTGATCTCCGTCCTGGTAGATATCCCAGCCGTCTCCAGCACCGCCTGAGAGGTTATGCAGCGTGGGAAATCCGAGAACAGCATAAGATGCGAATGTGCCATTGACTCTCGTGGTCCAGTCAATGATATAATTTCCATCGAAGTAATCAGCACCGAAATCTTTGTGTAAACTCACAGCAGGTACGTGCCTATTTGTAGTGAGGTCAGCCTTACTAGGAGGTCCACCACTCACGACCATTTTCGCACCGGTGTCAGTCTCGATCCAGCTTGAATCGGTGAGATCCTCGTGAGTGAACGCCGTACCACCACCCGCTGCTGTAGTGTCATCGAGCTCGAAACGATTCACGTCCAGGACAGTAATCGTGTAGTATTTTCCATTGAGCGATTCAATGCCTACCACATCCTCAATGTATACCTGATCCCCAGTCGAGTAGCCGTGAGATGTGATCTGCACAACATACGGACTCCCTGCTGTAGCTTCTATATTAGAGATTGCCTTCGACGCGTCTGTTATGTAGGTGCCGTTCTTCACTACCTTAATATGAAGATGCCCGAACTCCAGCGCGTAGGACTGGTCAAGGTTAAACACGAAGGGAATGAGTCTTGACTTCCTCTCGGGTATCGACGTAGGTGAGACGAACTGGGTACCAGGGCGATTAGCTGTCCCGCCGTGACGCAGCACAAAAGTATTCAGCAGCTTCTTCGCACCGGTGGTGTACTTAATCTGATCGGTGCGTGCGTGAAGCGCGGGTGCGAGCTCGCCGCCTGCGAATGAGAGTTGCTTCTTATTTGCCATAGAGCTTTTTACCTATGTCTTCGCCAGGCGCTTCTCCGAGCTCCATGTCAGTGATCTGCAGCGTGAGCGTTCTATAGTCCTTGCCGCTGTCAGAGGATGATTCGCTGACTCCAGTAACATCGACCTTTGCTTCAAGTGTCAGCTTCGTCCCTACCTCGGGGAGCTCAGAGATCCCCAGCTTGTCCAGCGCCTCTTTGTCAAGGCTGATACTGAGGCCGTAGGGATACTCTGGTCCTGTGTAGGGTTTAGCCTCCACCGTCTCTTTCTTCTCAGCCTTGCTCAACTTCATGGACTTCATTGCCATAATTAATCTCTCGCCCTTACAGCCTCAGCTTCGGGCGGCTCCTCGTCCTGCTGCTCATTGAATGCTTCATTAGCTGCCCTGGTCACTTCGTAATTGTACATCGAGAGAGCTTCCTTAGCGAGACCGAACTGATCTCCTTTTGTGAGTCTCGGACCTACCAGGTGCGCAAGATAGAACGACACAGCCAGCGTAAAGCCCGCAGAGAACAGAGTCGGATCCGACGCGTAGGCAGTGTACTCGACTTCCATATCATCCTGATCGGTGTAGATCAATTTACCGGTATCGGATCCTACTATCCTGTAGGGAGCTCGCGTTTGTCGGCTGTCATTCCTAACACCGGAGAGCACCCTCACGATCCTTGAACAGTTCGTCGGGTACCTGTAAGAGTAGCCCCACTCGGTAGTGGGCTCAGTCTCTATCAATGCGAGAGCGAGGAACCTTGTAAGGAATGGCCACGGAGCTGACTCGGCAACCTTCTTCACTGCAATGTCGTAGAAACGCCTGCAAGCTCTAGCCTCTTCGCTCTGCTCAATTTCGAGGTTAGATATGACATAAGCGTGAGCCAGGTGACTCAATGCCAGGTTCGCTATTTCAGTATCGGATGCCATGCGCTATCTCCTTATCTCTCAAAGTAAACTTCAATGCTCGCAGAGGCTTCGGTAACACCGGCACCCTGCGTCTGCTGCGCTGAGACTTTTATATCACACTTCGGAGGTACTCTCTTCGGAAGAGCGAATCTTCGATATTCACCGTTAGCCTTGCCGCTGATAATATCCTGGAAGTGGAAAACTCCTGGTATCAAGCCACGATCAAAGTAATCGCACGTAGCTCGTAGAATCGCACGGTCAATCGTAGCAACAGTAGACGAGATACAGCCAGCGGACCATGCAACCATGTACCCCCAGCTGACCGGAGTGCCGTCTGCCATGATAGCCGGGATGGTGTACGTACAACCGAGATCCATGTTACCACCAGCAGCAACCTTCCGGTAGACTTCGGTGTTGCCTACATTCTCACAGGTGATATCACCTTCCGCTACACCGAGAGCGTTACCGCCTACTGCCATAACGTGAATGTTATTAACGCGAGCCCAAAGCCCAGGCACAGCCACGGATGTTAAACCGTCCATAGAAACGAGGTACTCAGTCTCTTGCCAGTTTTCATCGAGGCCGTGGACCATCACAGTTCGCGCCCCGCTCCCAGCAGCCGTGTCATTCGCACTGGTAGATTGTATTTCAACAGCAACAGCCGTATCCCCTAAAATCCCTCCTGGGTACTTCGTTACTATATCACCGATCTCCGTTACATCGTCAAGCTGGTTAGATCCAACAGCACTATTATACCCGAGAACGGCGCGAGCTCTAGCATAGGTCATTTCACCTCTTGCTATCGCATCGCCTCTATCAAATGACATCTCCATTATTTTCTCCTCGCAGAGCTGTACCTCTTTTTCCTGCTCATCCCTGCTTTAGAGTACGCTATGGCGATTGCCACGTCTCGCCGTTTCCCATGCCTTTGCTCAACCGCAATGTTGTGGCTGATAACCTTTTTACTTTTCCCCTTTAGCAAAGGCATGGGATCCTCTTCCTCTCCTTACTTCTTACCTTTAGCAGCGCCCTTGCCCTTGCCGCCCTTGCCCTTGCCGCCCTTGCCCTTGTCGCCGCCTTTCTTCGCAGACGCCTTCTTTTTCCCTACCTGGCTGAGAGCAACGGGCTCCCGCTTGTTAGGATCCGGGTGCTCGAAGCTGGGTACATTTCCTTCCTTAATAGGACCGACAGCGGAAGGGGGAGTCTCAGGGGTGCTCATCGGTACCTTCTTCATCCACTTGTGCGAAAACTCTTTCTCGTTCTTGATCGTAAAGACGTTGCCCTCGCGTCTGCGTATACTCGCATACGTTCCCAGGCTCGTAGCTTCTACTCTAATCACAACAGCCTCCTGTTAGATGATAAGTTGTAGGGGAGCGACGCCGAAACGCCACTCCCCGAGGGTTAAACTACTGGATGCTCACCGCGTCCGCGTAGACCACGTTACCCTGGATGAAGCTCAGCGGTACCAAGTGAGCCGTCACGGTGATGGTAGGCGTGGTGCCTGCCACAACGTAACGGATCCCGAGGAACTGCGCGGCCTCGCCCAGAGAACTGACAGGCGGGATCACTATGGCGAACTGATACCCGGCCACGAGCAGATCCGCGTCCTGCGCGGGAGCGTCCGGGGTACCGGACTCGAAGATACGCCTACCGAGCAGCTGTACGCCGGTGGTCTGCGCAGCGTCGGTGGAGATCTCCACGTCGAAGGTGTAGTCCTCGTCACCGGTGGTCTGGTCAGCTGCCACGTCAACCGTGAACACAATGGCCAGCGGCTCACCGTTGCTGAGAGCCCTCACTGCTGAGAGGTCAATTACATTCGTGCCAACAGCCGAGGCCGTAACAGCCTGGGCGTTGCTGAACATGTTAAGTGCATCAAGTATCATTTTTGTTTCTCCTTATCGAAAGTTTAAGGATTAAGGGGGAAGAGTCTCCCCCACATTCAGTTGCCAGTAGCTTAGGCTACCAGAGATTCGGTTTCGAGCAGTGAGTCACATATCCTGATCGGAATACCCAGGAGAGTGAGCCCAGTCTGGATCCTCTGCCCGAACTGGTTAAGACCTTCCTCAATCCCGAGGACGTTGGTGGTCTTCTCCATCGCCAGCACCCGGAGGTGTGACATTACGGTACGGTTCGCGTAAAAGACCGGCTTACCCATACCGAGAGCAGGGATCCTGTCAATGGCGCGTGACATGAGCTTCGGCAGGAACGTAGCAGCCGTGGTAGCCTGCGACCCGGTGATGCCGATGAGATCGGAGATGTCGATATTCGGAATCCGAACAACGTACCTCCAGTCCTTGAGCGCAATGCCCATCTTCCACTGCCACCGATCCTGGTACGCTCTCATCCTGGTACCACCGATCCCCGCCGTGGTCTCCACGGTCACGAGGCCGAGGTCATCATGGATGAGGCCCGCCTTTGAACCTTTGGGGAAGATACCGGAAATGGTGTTGGCTCCCCAGCAGGACAACCACACCGAGCAGTTGTCCGCACCAGATCCACCACCCAGGAGGATGTTCTTCCCGTTGTTCGCAGTCGTGTCAGAGTATCTGACGTCAAGCCCGGTGAACTCCTCGGGCGCTACACCGCTGTTGCCGTAAAACAAGGTCTGCGCCATTTCCTGATTCATGGCCTCAATGAATGCCTGGGCCTCACTGAGTCGGAAAGATGCAGTGTTGTTGTTGAGCTCCGCGAGATCCTTATCAACCTCGGACCACGCCTCCAGCATACCGCACTGTTCGTCGATCTGTGCCGTGGTGCTCTTCGAGGGCTGCACGCCCTGGTTGAGCAGCCTCCACGCTACCGTGGGAAGACCCGTCCTGGTGGTGATCCTGTGACCGGTGGGAAGATTACCCTCAAGGAAAAGCATATCCGTGAGGATAGCATTGGTCATAGACAGGAGCTCCACTATTGAAGGAGTCTTGCCTTTCGGATCCAGGCGCTTCGCCCAGTCCGCAAGGGTTAATACGTCATTGCCAATCGTTGCCATTTTGTCGTACCTCCGTCGCTTGTTATGCTACGTTAAATTACTTTGCAGCTTCGCCTGATTCGGGAGAATTGCCGTAGAAGATCTGCTCCATTGACTTTTCGCCGCCAGTCACAGCACCTTTGACGGGGAAGAACTTATCGTCACTCATCATCTTGCCGATCTTCGCAGCGAATCGTACCCAGCCCGGATGTGCTTCGAGGTTCGTGGCCTCAAGCATCTCTGCAAGCTCATCGTTGCCGAAAGTTTCCACCACCCTTGCGCAAAGCTCTTTGGTTTCCGTGAGGTGTTCACCGCCGAGTTCTTTGTCTTCTTTGATGGTTGTCTCCCACTCTTTATGAGTGGCGTCGGCCTGAGCTTCGAGACTGAGTATGTGAGCGTCTACAGCTCCCTCCTCTATATCGACCAGATCTTGCGCAGCCTCGTTGGATAATCCTTGCTCTCTCGCTATGGAGGCAATCTCATCCAATCGTGAGGCGTCAAGTATCGAGTCTTCTGAGAGTTTCAGATCGTATTTCTCTGGAACCTCAGATTTCTCATCGCCTTCCTCTTCTCCACCCTTGTCATCTTCCTCGTCCCCTTTGCCGCCTTCGTCCTCGGCACCTTTGTCATCCTCCTCGCCCCCTGCGCCTTTGGCCTCTTCGTCCTCGGCACCTTTCTCTTCTTCACTGCCGGTCTTTTCATCTTTCTCTTCGTCGGTTACACCTTCGTTGGATTCCTGGGATGCACCTTTTTCGTCTCCAGCCATGATGTGTTACTCCTTTCCTTCTGGTTCGTCTTGCTCTAGTTTTATGAGCTCCTTAGCTATAGCCCACTCCTTCTCCATCTGTTGAAACTCGTGAAACGCTCCCTCCAGCATGTCGTTCTTAATTGCCATTCCCACATCCCTCGCGCCTTCGTTGAAGTACGTCCATGACCCACTGCGAGGATCTGCGGATCTCAGATCTATGTGGCAGAAGTTGTGAAGGATCCTAAAGAGCAGCCTGCGCCCTGATTCAGTTTGCATGACGTTCCTTATATCAAGCAGCTCTCGATTGCGCTGCTCCTTCTCCAGCTTCCCTCCCTTCTTTACTTGCTCCTTATCTGCTGCGTTCTTTACATTCGCTCCACTCATTGCGCTAACGGTGAACCCGCCTCCCCTCTTTTAATCAGTTCACTGAACACGCTATTATCATCTACCTGCATGTCAGCCAGGCTCTTCGCTCCCTGCGCCTGCTGGTTGAACTGCTCAGCCTTCGCTGCAGCTGCCTCGGCCTTCGCCCTATTGTCCCGGATGGTAGTAACTACGTCATCGGTAACTACGAGCTTCGGCGGTGTACCCACGACTTCGGCGTACTCGTCGATAGCCTGGTCACTGTCAAACTTGTCGATCACGTCTGGATCGAACTCGGCCACCCGCGCGACGTACTCAGTGAGTCGATCTATACCAGCCAGCCCTGCGAGCTTCTGTGCTGCGTGCATGATTGAGATGTACTCAACCTTGAGCGGGCTGTCCGCAATCTCTTCCGGTGGTTCTGGAAGCAAGCCCTGCGCCTCCATTAACAGGAAGGTGATATCAATCAAGGGATCGAGGAGATCCTGATTCAGCTGTTCGAGCACCGGTCCCAGTGCCAGGAGTTTCTCCTCGTGACGCTCGTCTATCTCCCTTGCCGTTATCTCGCGTCGATCACTCTGCGAGAGCATGAGGAAGAGATCCTCAAAGTACGCACGCTGAATTCTCGTTTGGTGCTGGTCAATATCTTCGAGGAGATACTGGAGAGGCATATTTATCTCGTGCGCAGGATGGAAGCCCTTCATACCTTCCCGCTCATCGAGGTAAGTGATATCACCTGCCAGTATCGTCGGCCTCGCGTACTTCAATGCTGACGGTCCTACCATTGGAGGATTGACTATCTTCTCAATGGCCTGCGCCTTACGACGCTGTAGTACCTGGAGTCCTTTGATATCACCGAGCGCCGCCATGCCAGGACACTCAGTGCCGTACACATCTTCGCCGGTGACTTCCCACCTGGGCGCGAGGACCGGGAAGTAATCGTACCCAGCTTCGCGGAGATAGATGTTATCCTCTGAGCTCTGACCCTGCGTGCCTTCCGAGGCGCTCTGCTCGAAGTACAACGACTCGAACTTCTTAGATCCCAGGAGTCCAGGCTTATAGTCTTCGTTCTTCCGTATGATGTGGGTAACGTCGATCCACGTATCCAGCTCGCGCCGGTCATAGTAACCCTTCACATGGGACGTGAACTTCGACCAGTCAATAATCCCGTTGTTTGCCTCGCCGCCGCCGAACCTGAGTATCAGCTGCCGCACTGTCATACGGAACTCTCGCATATACACGGACGGTCTGCCCTTGTCATCGAGCCCGAGGTAGTACGAGCCGATGGGTAAAGAGTAGAATCGTATAACCGTATCGAAATCCTCCTCTACCAGAATGGCTGCGGTACCGAAAGTAGCCATATCTCCATACGTCAATGGGAGCACGTTGTAGATGTTCGACTTGAGCAGCACGGTGCGCATTCTCCGCGTCACGATGTCGAGCCACTCCTTAACCGGTCCGACTTCTGCGAGCTGAGGATCCGGTGTGGTGAGCTTGAACCACGGCCTTGCGGGTGAGGTGACTCCGCTCATCATTCCTGAGCGCGTGGTCCTCGCTGCGAGGGTTGCGGTGTTGTCGATGATCTTCTGGTTGCGCCGGTCCCCTTTGTTCGTGTCAGTCACCTGGAACTGGAGACGTCGAGGCAGTACGAAGTTCGCGAGATCTGCGTAGTGCGTGTCGAAGGACGCGCGCTCCTTAATCAGATCCGCTCTGAGGATCAGCAGCTCGCGCCTGCGTGATGTTCCTGTAGTCACGTACGCCATACCTTACTCCCCTATAAGACGTTTGCCTTCACCGCCGCCAGTCGTACTCCTTGACCTGGGACGTCTACCCCTACCGCGTCGAGCCCTGGCACCAGCTGCAGCGCCAGCCTGTTCTTTGCGCTTACGAAATGACGCCTGCCTCTCTTCTCTGGTCCCCTTCAACTTCTCACCTGCGGGCGTAGTCTTCTTCTTCGCAGCCACCATCGCTCGACCAAAGATGCCCATACGCTCGCGCTCATCTCCGGGCGTCTTCCTCAGCAATGACTCGCGCTTCTTCTCAGCTGCGGCCACTCCCCCTCTAAGGAAGGATTTCCGAGCACCTGGACTGCCGGGCTTCTTTGCCCCGCCGAAGAGTTTATCAGCAATGCCCCGCGTCCCACGTTTCTTGATCCTGTTGGTCATCTCCTTTAAAGGAGTTCCAAAGATTGCCATAGCTCTACTCTCCGATCAGGCGCTTCTGCCCAGCTCTACGTGCCTGGACTCCGAGTGCGCCGGTTAGTATGGTTGACCTGGTGCGATCCTTACCCGCACCTGCTGCGCCTCGCCGCTTCTGCATTCGCATGGCAGTCTGTTTCTTCTGCCGTGACTCCTCGCGCTTCTCGGATGCAATGCGCTGCTCCTGTTTCAGTGCAGCGCGCTCCGTCTGCTTACGAGCTTTCTTTGCGGACTTCATCTTCGAGTACGTGCTCACCGCACCCGTTACCAATATGGCTCCTGCCACAAAAAATGCCATGCCTCAGCCCTCCAGTTCTCTTTGTATGATCTCGGGATCTTCGAGCCCCATTGCCGAGTAACTCTCAGCGATTGCCTCTGCCTCTGCCCCTTCTACCGTAGTCTCGTTTGTTCTGTGTACGGTGGTCCAGACAGTTTCCTCATATACATAGAGGATGCGCTTAGTACCGGCTTCCGAGATCAGGGTACATGGCCCCTCTAACTCTTCGACGCCCTTACCTTCTGTGACACATCGCACGCGGCCCTTCGATATGAAGTTGAAGTGTACGTGCTTGTGGATCTGTCCGATGATAATTGAGTTCGCCGGGAGTGTGATCTCCCTCATATACACGCCGCCTGCGAATCGGTGTATCAATGGCGGTGATGCTTTCAACACCTCGTCGAATGCCTGGGGCTGCAGCTGACACATTGCGCGGAAGTCGTGATCGAACTGTAAGATCTTCTTCCTGAGATCCAGGCGGGAGTCCTTTGGTGTGACAGTCTCCATCCAGTGCAGCGCCACGTTGTCATCTACCAGCGTGCCGGGCTTACGTTCACATGATGCGCAGGTCATACGACTCCCTCCCTAAATGGATCGAACTCGGTGAGCATCTTCGCGGGCTCTTGATTCGGATTCGTGTATGCCTCAACCATGATCGTCGGGATCACTGCGAAGGTACGGAGCGCGTCGGCTGCATGACAGTTGTTATCGTGCAACGGCTTCTTATCAACCTTATCCTTTTCGATGTCTACCTTATAGCGGTAGCGCCTGAGATACTGAATGCCCTCACCTGTCTTCGCGTGATCGAACCACATGGCCGGGAACACTGTACGTGTTGCGTGGATCCCATCCTCTACGCTGAGCTTCGGTGCCACCTCGACCTGGAAGCCGAGCGACTTAAGCGAGCCCTCTATTGTCTTCTCAGCTCCGAGGTGTTCATGTGCTCCGTCATGGGGGAGATAGCACTTACCATAAACGTAGTTAGGTTTCTCTTGCAGCACCTTCGCGTAGTGGCCGATCTTCTTATGTGAGTTCTGGTAGAAGTCGATGACGCGCCACTGGAAGCCGACCTTCTGGATGAACCATATTGATGTGCAGTCGCTAAAGCCAAGATCCCAGAATGTGCTGACCAGGTTGTGAGGATCATGGGGTACGGTGGTAATACGATTCTCCGCTTCTGCGTCGCGCAGCTCGTCGGCGTAGATAGCACCCTCCAGGGCAACTTTGCACTTACCCTCCCAGATATTAAGGTACGCGTCGAAGTCCTTTTCCTTGAGATCATCTTTCTCTTGTCTAAGCACTTCGGGGAACCACGGATTCTCTGACCAGTTAAGGTATTTTACGAATGAGTTCTTAGGTGGGTTGATTGCAAAGCGTTGATGAGTCTCGTCACTCTCAAGCTCGGGGTTATAGGATACCCAGATCTCTGAGCCTTCCTTCCTTATAGTGGGGATCAACACTTCCCAGCTGGACTTCGTTACCGGCGCAGCTTCTTCTACCCACGCGATATCAATGCCCTCGTATGACTTGATCTGTGACGCGTTGTGCCTGAGCCCCTCGAAGAAGAACTCCGTGCCGTTGCGTCCCTTAATGGATGCTGTTTGTACTTCGTAAAAGTTCTGGAGGTTGAGATCTACGATACGATCAGATAGGAGTTTGTGAACGGAGTCTTTAATGCTCTTCATAAGCTCCCGAGCACATAAGATCCTGAGCTTACGTTTGCGGCCCATGACCAGGAGCGCGATTGCTATGCCCCATGACTTACAGCCACCACGCCCGCCGTACAATACTTTGTAACGCTTCGGGTGGAACATAGGACGCAGCAGCTCCGGGTATTTCATGGGAGTCTCCTCGCCGTCCTTTGCCTGGCCGATCCAGTTGTTCAAGTTTCTCTTCCTTCCTTAGCGCCTACGAATGTGATGTTGAACCCTGCGATATCCACTGCGCCTGAGAGATCTATCCTGTCAGTGAACAGTTGTAAGTGTCTTCCGAGTTGATCCAGTGCCTTGCCCTTATCGTTCAGTTTAATCTTGACTCGCTTCACATCTTTCAGTTCTTCGCCGTTGCCCTCGGTGTAACTATCGACTGTGATTTCCCCGAGCGCCGCAGCCTGCTCGCGTGTCATGTTACTGAGATCCACGATTGCTGTGCCGTCGGGCTGCACTTCCATGTAGTCGAGTATATTTGAGAACGCGCTCTTCGCTATCTCGCGCAGCACTCTATCTTTCGTGATCTCCAGCTTCTCTGCTCGTGCTAGTTTGAGATCGTCAATCAGCTTCCTAACCTCAACATTTGTTAACAGCCTGGATCCCTGGGACTCTGCTGTTTTCTTCGAGTAGCCAGTACGAATCGCAGCCTGCGTCGCATTCAGATCGACCAGGTATTCATGGCAGAACCTCCTTTGCTTCTCGGTCAGTGTTTTCTCTTTGGATTTACTCATTGCGAATAGTATGGGAAGATTATTTAATGTTGTCAACACTTTAATGGACGTCAAGCAGCATAATTGGAGAGAGAATATGGCAGAGAAAGTTAGCACAGAAACACACAACACACGTGCTTCTATTCTATAATATATTTTATCTACCTCCTACCTACATAAGACTTTATTTTTCATTGAAGGTTAAGAGATAATCTGTGTTTCTGTGCTAAACTATAATATCCGTATTGAAATCAGTTAGTTACGGTAGCACACATTTATTTAGGATTCTGTGCTACGTGTGCTAATCTGTGCTGCTCAGTTCGTGGTTTCCGTATACATATCAGCTACTTATAAATAGTAGGTAAATAGGTTACTTTTTTTGTTGACAGCTTGGTTGAAAAAAGGTAAGGTGAAAACGCCCGAAAAATTCCATCGAAAGGAGCCGTTTTCATGCCAAACGTCAAAAATCTCAACGTAGAAGTGCCAGAATCACTGTATAAAGAGGCGAAATTATTTTGTGTTTCGAGGGATATCTTTTTGAAGGACTTCATCGAAGCATCACTTTTAGTGGCCTTGCGAGCTCAAGGCTCAGAGCAGGGAGCCCCGGAGTGTGACCATAGTAAAGGACTCTGCTGGGGAGTTTGCGGTTTAGATCCGAAGAAGGTATGGCACAAACATAATCCCAGAGACGTCGGACCATTCTAAAGGAGAGCTGCTATGGCGCAATCGAAACACGCAGCTCTCGCCGCTGCACGTCTAACAGAGTCGGGGCTCACTGCTCAGGATGCGAAGTTATTGAAGCTCGAAGTACTCCCGGCAGCGAAGATCAAAAAGCTCAACACTGAGTTCCACGAACTGCCCGCATTAAAGATAAACTATCACGATCCTCGTGACCTCACGAAGACGTTGAACGCTCACCCGAAGTGGCCAGCGTTCTATCGAATCAGATACCTCGACACTCCAAAAGGTTTCGCAGGAATGACTGAGAAGCCTCAGCGATATGCTCAGCCCTCACGGACTGGAGTGTGCGCATACTTCCCTCGTAATGCTGACTGGCCGAAGATTATAAAGAACACGAAGATCCCTATCTTTGTAACAGAGGGAGAG